GGCGATGATGGTCTGTTGGTGACGTAGTGGGGGGGGGTATATATAATATAGCGGTACGTTACAGGTACAGTACCAATACTAGAACTAGTACATGAGATATATACACCCCCTATAGGGGGGTGTGTATATATCTCATTCAGTACGTACTCTATGAGAAACAAGAGGGATTGCTGAGAGAATGCGAAGTGAGAATTTGGAGAAGTCATCACGGTGGTTGCGTCAGCAGCTCGCCTCTGGTATCGTGAGCTGCATGAAACCAGGGCCGTCATATGAAGATACCCTTGCAAAGCAAAAAGCCTTTTGTGATGCCTTCGCAGAATTGGGCACTATGAGTAGCGCGGCAGCGGCCAGTGGGGTGGGGCGATCAACGGCCTTTGCGTGGCAGCATGCAGGGGATGAAGTATTTCTAGACCTTCTTGCGCAGGGCCGCGCGCGCCACGCGGAAAAGCTTGAAGCGATGCTTTTTGAAGTGCTTGCAGGCTCTGAGGAATACGGTTCTAAGAGCCGTCATTGGGGCAATTTATTGATGTTCGCCATTAAAAAGGCCATTCCTGCATACAGAGACGCTGACGTTCAAGCCACCATCAAAGACGCTGAGGATGCCGCTGCCCTTATCAAACTTCTGAGAAGTCGCAAGGCCGCCGATAGCCAGCAACCTAAAGTCCTTGAGGAAGCCAGTCAAATCCTTGCCGATAATCCACCCTCAGTCTAGGATAAAGGGAAGTTTTCACCTTTCCGCCAGCCCGCACAGTCCACAAGAAGGCCTCTAGCAGGGTCATACAGCGACCAAAAGCCCATAACCTACACTGGTAGCCATCTTACCCTTGCGGCAGGCCTCTATGGGCAAAATAGCAAAACAAAAACCGCTGGGGTTAACAGCGGCTCTTGCTTTGGCGGTGTTGGTTGCCTAATTGATTGCTATTGCTTCTATTCCCATTACTTCTGAGTATTTTGAGGGAATACCTATGAGGCGCATTACTTTGGCTATTGCCTGATCTGCATTGTCAGCGTCAATGGTCATTTCGTTTATAATCGGTATGATCTGTGGGCCATAGTCTTTATCTACTATTTGAAACTTCATTTCCCGTGCTCCTTTGCATTAGTTATTTAGTAGTCTTGCGCATCGGCAATGGCCTCTGATTCTGTATCGTATGGGCCATTGGCTTCTCCATCTGGTAGGCATCCAGGAAAACATGACCACCAATACCATCCAGCTTCTGTCAAGGTGTATTCATCCGCATGGTCAAGGTTCTCCAAGTTATAGTTGGCTTCCAGTTGTGAAAAGTAGAACACCTCTGCATTGGGCAATGCGTATGGCTCCATTTCTCTAGTGGGATCGGTATATATCTGTGTCATTGGTGCACTCTCCTGTTACTTTTTTACCTTTATGCTATGTGGGTATATTCTTCTATGATTTCGTGACAGTCGCCACAAGCTAGATATTGTGTGGGGTTTTCTGCTAGGTATGATTCGTCCAATTCTTGCCATTCGTCCGTGCTAAATAGTGGATGCACTAGGTTGCCTTCTGTATCTTGTTGTTCGTACAGTATGCCGTGTTCATCTCGACAATTACGGCAAGGCTTTCCTTGTAGGTAGTGAATACATATTGCTCTATGTTTGCCATATCTTTTATTCGTGCAGTGGATGCAATGGTGATCCGCTTCATATGAGTATGCAATTATTCTCATGCTATTACCTCACTTTCCAATTCATATGGCTTACCAGTTAATTTTTCTACTGCCGCCCGATATATTTCTATTGCGTTTTCGTTCAACCTATCAACGCTTAGTAATGGACTGGGACGAAAAAACTCTGTCAAATGGCATAACCTTGCGTAACTATCTGACCATTGGCCGCCATGGCAATCACTTAGTGCCAGATACCATGCCTCACAAATATCGAATTTATCGAAAAACATGATTAGTTTTCTCCCATTACATTTTTACTTTATTTTCTGGAGTAACTATGTTCAACGCCGTTGCGGCTTAGTGCCCGTTTAGCGGCCGCGGCTGTGCTACCTTTGGGTTGTGTTCCATGGATGAGTAACGCGAAATTTCCGGTGTCTTGGATTGCGTGTCGTTCGTCGTGATCGATCTCAAGGCCTTTGGTGTCGGCTTCGTCAAGGCTAAAGACTACTTCGGCAACCTTGAGGTCAGCTTCGTCAATCATGGCATCCATACGACCGCCGCGGCTAGCGTTTAGGACAAAGTTATCCGGTATGTTCCCTATATTGGCTATCCAATATGGTATTGACTTGGTGTAGGCATAGAAGGTTTGGCCGGGCTTTAGCCTGGCAACTTCTAGCCAAGCTTCAAAGTACATCTGGTTGTAAAAGTCACCGCCAATGTGGACGCGCATAATGTCGAACCTTGCTGGGAGTGAGTCGAGTATCAACGCTACCATTTCGGCCTTCGTTTTGCATTGACGCAATAGCTGGAAGTTATACCAACGTTGTTGTCTGACTGAAGGGTGCCTAGCTTCGTCTGAAGCGCTAAAGCACCGGAACGTCGTGTTGGGCCCATCGGTAATATGGCCGTCGTAGCGGTCAGCTTTGCTTAGACATTCATCGGCGAACGGGCAAGCATGGCCTGATGGCAAAGAGAAATTGTAGACGCAAACTTGGCAGCCATACCATTCGGCAATGCGTCCAAGCTTGGCCTGATCATTGGCTTTATTAAACCTGAGTTTGGTTGTGCTAGCTTCCATTTTCGTCACTCTCCGTTGTGGCGTTACTGTCTAGCCAATCGGCTACGAAGGCGCTATAGAGTAGGTCGGCCAGAGTATCGGAACGTTGTAGCTGCATGGTGTCCATGTGTGTCCCCCTTTATGTATGGTTGTGTGTCCCGTACCTAACATAAAGGCACCGGCCCTAGTTGTCAAGTCTTTTGGGCGCATTATTCACGCCAATTTCTGAGCAATAGTTGCGGAATTCGTCGGGCTGTGCGGTGTCCTAACCGGTCGGTCTGGTGGGCGGGTTATTGGTCGCGTTCCTTTTAAATCTGTGCGTTGTGCTGTCGTTTCGTGTGTGGTTTGTTGTGTTGTATTGCTTGTTGTGGTAAAAGGTAGAGGGGAAGTGAAGTGTGGGGGGTAGGCATGGCTTAGAAGTGTTGTAGGTTGGTTGTATCCTACCCCTGACAATTTTGAAACGCCAAAAAGCGGCCCTGGTATTAGTCCCGCGTAAGCGTAGTGGAGGTGGTCGAATGCATATAGTAGCGATCCACAAGTCCTCGTATGGTAGGGGCAAAACAGCACCTGTCAGGGTGCCTAGAAGGGCACCTGCCAGGACACCTGTAAAACGGGCACCGGTACGAAGACGGAGAGCGGGGTACTGATATGAGGTTCTTTGGAAAGATCCGTCCACAGATCATGGTGGCGTTATTACTTCTTGGGGTAATAGCGTTAGTGAGCATCCGAGAGGGGTTTGTAGAGATCAGCGTTGGGTGTATAGCTGGAATCATTGCATTGAGCAAGGATGTTCTCCAGAGCGATTCTGGTCCCACTAAAGATGAGTAATGATCCGTGGCGGACGATGTAAGGCCCGAGAAGACGGAGATCGAGCTACTGAGGGAGGAGCTACTCCAGGCCAAGGAAGAGATGGCTGGGTTAAGGCTCCGCACGGTAACGACGTTAAGTGGCATCGACTTCATCACATTAGTCATGGTCACGCCGATGGTGTTCGCATTTGTGGTATTAGGCGTCATTATTGTGTGGAAGACTACTAGCAATCCGTCGGCAGTGGCTCCCCATCTCGACCTCATACTAGTGGCGTTTGCGGTATTCTCGAACCCTGTTAGTGCTGCGTTAGGGGCTATCATGCAGAGGTATGCAGACCAGAAAGGGAACGGAGGGAAAGGAAAGGATGCGTAAGCTCAGGATATCAATGCCTAGTCTCCGGCGTCCGGGGTTCCGACTACCTGGGCTACGCATGAACTCGGCTGTGCGGGTGAAGTCCAGTTTTAATCTGAATAGGTACGTGCCCAAGTTCGCCTTAAGGCTTGGCGGGACGAAGGCGGTGTTCGGGTCCCTTGCGCTTGTAGGGGTGGCGTTTGCCGCGGCGATGTTCTTGGTTATTGAGAAGACAACGGACAATATACCCATGTGGCCTGAAGCTGGCGCAGCGTATGCGTTACCCAGTGAGGTCGGGCTGCCTTTGCCCCCGGAGGACGAGATACCGGCTGACGCTAATCACACTCTACAGGTCACACTGGCGGCAGATGCCAGGATCAGCGAGCTCACCTTCAAGGATATGGATTTGGGGAAGGCAGGGTTGACCGACTGCGTGAGCATCGAAAGGGACAGCGGGAATAGCTCTGGCTACCTATGGGTGGATGAATTCGTCATAAACAACGTATCTGCGCCGAGTTTCGATATGGCTAACGTGGAAGTGGCTACCCTGGCGTTGGCAGGGTCGGTTGACGGCCATACGAATTCCTCGACGCTTAACAGCACCATCTCAGAGATAACGATTCTCAGCACCAGAGGTTCTGGTAAATTCGTGGCAGAGAGTGGTGCTGTTGACCGTATCGTCGTGATGTTTTTGGCAGATGCCAATATCTCTACGCTCACTTTCGATAATGTGAAGTGCAGTGTGGGCGGGTGGGATATTGACCACGTTAAGGCCGGGAGCATTTCCCAGGACGCTACGTCCAGATTCGGGGACGGCGACGGCATCAATGTCGCTGACTATGTAGTGAACCAGACTGTGTCCTACCGTACCAGTACGGACAGCCTGGTGGACACACCAATAAACGTCAGGTAGGGGGGCAACGTAGTGCCAGCTAGGAGTGAGAAGCAACGGAAGTTTTTCGGCGCAGAGCTGGGGAGGAAACGGGCAGGTAAGCGGACCCGCACTCGTATGAGCGAGGAGTCGCTCGAAGAGTTCGCAGAGAAACCCGTACGGAAACGCAAGAAGAAGGTGTAGCGTGAAGCTCCGTCAAAGCCTACGGAATGAGCTAAACCCCGATACCCAGGCTATGTACGAGATGCTGGAGACTATGCCCCTCGACCAGAGGGAGCACGGGTACTCCACGCAGATGGATGTGGTCTGTTGTAACAAGAGGTTTATCCTCATGTCCGGCGGTGAGCAAACCGGCAAGTCCCTGACGGCAGCTAATATTTTGCTGGATAGGATGTGGGATGTGCCGGAACCGTCACTCTTCTGGCTTGTAGCGTCGGATTACGACGGCAACCGCAGGGTGTTCGATTATGTGAGGGACGGACTGGAGCGGATGGGGCTGTTGCAGTACGCCTCAAAGAGGGTAGACCCCGGTGTGATACTGGTGAGGTCGCAAGACCCAACCAACCCCAAGCCCGGTGTGCGGATCGAGACAAAGAGTGCTGCGGACCCAAGGAAGATGCGTATGTTCGCACCCCACGGCATTGTGGCTGACGAGGCCAGTCAGCTTGACCTGGAGATATTCAACAGAATGATGACCAGGGTCATGCCCAAACGTGGCTGGCTTGTGCTCTCAGGCACGATGGAGGGCTCGTTAGGCTGGTTCCCCGGGTTGGTGGACGCCTGGGCCTACGGTACGGAAGACGCTCAGAGCTTCAAGGTGCCGTCATGGCTCAACACCATGCTGTACCCCGGAGGTAGGAATGACCCAGAGATCCTCCGGTTTGAGCGTGAGTCCGGGGACGATTACTTCATGGAGAGGATGGCCGGGGTTCCAAGACCTCCCTCCGGCAGGGTGTTCCCTGAGTTCCGACCTGATGTACACATACAGGATGTGGAGTGGGAGCCCGGTGAGCCGGTGTACCTCTGGGAAGACCCAGGCTACGGTGGTGGTAGTGCTCATGCTATTGAGTTTGCCCAGGTCATAAACGGGCAAATACGAGTGTTTGATGAGATCTATGTGCGTGGGCTCATACAGAAAGAGGTTATCTACCTGGTCATGAAGCAGCCCTGGTGGGCTGACGGGGCAGGTAGAGTGCTTGTCTCTGAC